GATCAGTGCCGGTCATAACGTTCAAGTTGGTCAAAAAGTCTGGCTTGACTTCACTTCCTATAGCTCTGGCACTACTCCAATTGACCAGGCTGTTACGGTAACGGCTGTCACGCCAACAACTTTCACGGGCACCATTCCTAGCATTTCTGGCCCTATTACGGGTAACGTCAGCTGCCGTCTCCCCTTGGACTTTTGTTTCTACCTGGTAAATACCGGAACGATCACCAATACCAACCAATTTTTCCCCCTGTTTGTTTCCAGTATTCCGGCTGTTTACGAAAACCAAACTTACAGTTTGACCCTCAATAATGTTTTGCCCTTGATCAACCATCCCGTCGTTCAAGCTGGCGCCAACTTTACTAGTACCAACAGTACGACATCCCCTAAAACTCGTGGTTTGATCCTCCAGCGGGGGCAGGCTCTGTATGTTGCCACAAGTGGAGCAACGTCTCTGACCAACGGTTTTTACATCGGCGTTCAAGCCGGATTCTATTGATGTAGTCATGCCATTCGCCGCTGGTGGATTTGATCCCCCGTCGAAAAAAACTTTTAGTGGCAAGACATTTGGTAATTTTGAGGATCCAAATCAGTTTCGAGCTGTAGAAGATTACGCAAAAGAAACACAGAAATTTAATTTTTTACCGCAAAATAAAGATTTAAAGAGTCGTGTTCGTTTCTACGATTACGATTCCTTGTGGACGCGTTGGCGTCGCGGATATGAGCTGTATACCATCACTCAGAGTGTTCTGGGGTCCTTCGCGAACGAACGACGCCGACGGGGCGATTTCCGCATGTACTGCGCTTTCCAGCAGTTCCCAGGCGTGTTTATCCCTGGCCGTGTTTTCACGTTCCCAACAACAGATAAAGAGATCAATGAGCAGGTTGTTGGGATGCGGGATGCAAATGCTTTTAATTTTTACAATTTCGGCTTACCTATTCTTGCTGTTCGCTATTTAGCAGATCCAGTTACAGCAACATATTCTCAATCCGGTACTACTTTGACAGTTTCGTCCCCGGATCACAATTTGTTGATTGGTGAAAGTGTTTATTTAGATGTACTCACCGGAGCAAGTGTTGATGCAACTCTAACCGTTGTCTCTACAACTCAGAATACTTTTACGGTAACAGCGGGTAGTCCCCTTACGACAAGTGGTAATTTGCTTTACTATTTGACCACATCTTTTTCTGACCCACGTTGGACAACGTCTCGTGTTCGGCTGCGTTCTATTCCTGTACCAGTCAGGTTTTTTGCTGGTGAGCGTTTAATTGATCGTGTGGTCGAGAAAGATCCTGGAATCTTCTCTACGTATACCAGGACGGGCTCTCTCGTAACAATTAATTGCACATCCCCCCACGGTTTATCCACTGGAAATCGAATATTTATTGCCGTTACCAGTGGGCTAGTCTCATCTGGTCAATACGATGTGACAGTTACTAGTCCTACGCAGTTAAGAATTACTACTATTGACAGCGGTGTTACAAGCGGCAATTTAATTCTTAGCCGGTTAATCCCTGGATTCCGGTATGACGATTATGTAGGATATACCGTTACTGGCGTTGATGTTACAACCAATGAGATTATTTTCCAAAAAGAAGATAGCTACGGAAGTATTCTTGTTGACAATAAATACGTAACAACAGTTCCGGCTCAACGCGGATTCATTGTTGGCCGCTTTTTGACCACGGAACTACGGTGGCAGTGTTCCTGCCAAGATTTTATGCGCCGCGAGGGCTTTAACTTATACAAAGATAAAACCAGCCAAAGGTTTCCGGTTACCACTATCTCATCCACAAAGCCTGGACAGACTCAAAATGACGACAATACTTTAAGTAATGAGAGAGATATTCCCGGTAGCTTTGCTGATCTTGGTTACTCTGTAATCAATAACTTTTACGGGCTTCCTGATTATCAGGACACCAGTGAGTATTCATATCCAAATCTCTATTATTATCAAATCCGCTGGTGTAAACACATTTATGCGGCAATGTTTTCTGTTGTTCATGATGAAGGAAATGAACCAATTGCCATTGCCGCCACATATACACAGTCGGGTCCAAATATTACAATCACCGCACCAGATCACGGGTTGATTGCAAACACTAAAATTCAGCTAGATTTCACTAGTGGAAATGCTTTGTCGGGTCGCTATACGATTACAAGCGTACCGGATAAAAATACGTTTGTTGTTGTTTATCCTTTTAGCGAAGTTACCGGCGGCTATGTAACGGTCAGTAATTTAAGAGAGCATGATTTTGTCAGCTCTTGGATTTTAGAGCCGAGTGATAAACCAATTGGCAATGGGCTCGATGTTTTTTATCGTAATTTTGAAAAAGAGAATGAGAGGCTAAGGCAGGCAGCCGAACGACTTGCAATGATGCAGCAGGGTATGCCCTGGGTTGGGGGTACTTCAATTACTGGATCGCGAAACCAACCAGAACAAGTTGCAAATTACAACACAGAATTAGTCACCATGATGATGACCGATAGCATCCGTCGTGGTATTGACGGTGAATTGGACCGTAGTGGTACTGAAGTCAATACAGCGAACCGGATGCTCACGATGATGAGCAAATTATTTAATATCCAACCAACTTTGATTCAGGATACAAAGCTGGGGATGTTGGATGAGCCCTTGGTGAACTATGTACCCGATTTTGAATTTGGTTTGATTATTGGAGGCACCTATCTAAACGGTGTTCCCGTCGAACCCGCTTCGCAGACGAGTCTGATAGACTGTGAAACATATTCGCCTTTAACCGCCCAGGATACTGTTGTTGATGGCGGTTTGTATATTAATTCATAGCGATGGCTGTTCAGATCTTGTCTCGTAGGTCGTCGGTCCTTTACGACAGACCATTTCCGATTCGATTGGGTGTAGCCGAGTTAGCCGTTAATAATAATCCCGGCGATCCTGGATTGTATTTTGCTGACAATACAGCGACCCCCTCTACTGGTTTAATCAAGGTTGGTCCAACATTTATCGGCGCCACATCACCGAACACCCCAGCGGCTGGTTTTACCTTATTTAGTAAAGGAGAGTCCTGGCTCGATACATCAAGCACCTATATCTTCAAACTGTATGACGGTACTACGTGGAGAACGCCGAAAGCAGTAGTCTCTAATAGCAACGGAAAGCCGGTCAACCCAACCGATGGGCAACTTCACTACGACCAGCTAATCCCCGGATTGTTTATGTATAACGCGGCTACTGCTGCTTGGATTGCTATTTAATTAGTGAGGATGGTTAAGGATATGGTCCAGGATCCGATCTAATTTTATATGTACCGCCTGGACCTCTCTAAGAAAGTCCTCTTTCAGTACATAATCACGGATCACCCGGTCTTGGAAACTATCCAAGTTCCGTTCAATTATTTCAAATCGACGTTCAATACGGCGATTAAAATTGCTTAAAGCCCTGGACAGACCAGCAAAAGCGCCGATACTACCAGATAGGACAGCCGCGATTAATTCTGGCGACACTTTTACTGTATATTTTTTCTTTATTCTAAAGTAATTACCAACTTAGAATGTGTTTACGAAGGTAGAAGTCGATGTCAACCGGATACGAACCGAATATAGAGGGCGCAATTGCCGTTTTGGTTGATTTAATGACGGCCAATGAGTTTACGATGACTCGCCGACCGTATGAACCAAATTATCGTGGTTTGGTTGATGCAATTATTGATCTCAAGGACGGCTTTCCTGTTTTTGCACCTTCCCGTGTTGGTTTTAATGCGCTTACATTTGAACCAGTGACCGACGGAGCAGCTCTTTATATGCGCAGTAGTGATGGAAAAGTTGGTTTGGCACAAGCTGATGGTACAGCGGATGAAGCATTGGTTGTTGGCTTTGCTAATACTGCCGCAAATACTGGAGAAATTGTCAAGGTTTTGGTTGCAGGTGTTAAAACGATGCCATTTGTTGTTGACCCTGGAGATGTTTATTTTTTAAGTAGTACAGCAGGAGTAATTACAACGACAGCACCAGCCGTTGCGGGACAATATGTTACCCGTGTCGGAGAAGGTGCTACCGCAGCTGATTTTAGTATTCAATTAGAACCACCTATTCGGCTGTCTTAATGTCTGGGATTAGTAATTACGAGCCTTACGCTCCAAATAATCAGGGACTGACCGAGGCATTGATTGATCTAAAGTCAACAATGGCCGAAAAAATCCCATACTCAGTTGCTGGCTTTCAGGCTTTGGCATTTGAAAATATTAATCAGGGAGAGGCTCTTTACGCCCGCTCTAGTGACGGTAAAGTGGGGCGTGCAATTGCAAACGATACATTTGATAAGGCCAATGTCATCGGTTTTGCCCAAACAACAAAGCTCTCTGGAGAACTGGTTCGCGTTTCAATCGTCGGTGTTGCACCAAATTCTGGCCTGTCCCCAGGGGCTATTTATTATTTATCAGCGGTCAGCGCAGGTACAATCACCTCTACGCCACCATCGACTGCTGGTCACTATGTTACTCGCGTTGGCGAGGCCGCAAGTGCAGCAGAGTTAACTGTTCAGCTGGAACCACCCATCTTACTGGCGTGAACGGTACTGTTGGTAGGATGGGTATAACTAAAGGCGCAATCTTAGGATTCTAAGAGGAGTCAAGTAGAGCTAAAAATGGCAACTAGAAAAGCACTTTGTCTTGTTAGCGGTTTATTTGAGGAGGTCAATACTCCTACCGATAAGCTTGATTTTGCTGGTAACTCTACAACTGATTTAGCGGAAGGAACCCGTCTTTATTACACGGATGCTCGCGCTCGTGGTGCCATCTCCGTAAGCACAAGCGGTACAGGATATGGAGCACTTTCTTATAGTTCCGCTACGGGCGTCATTACGTTTTCTGTTGTTACCGACGCCAATATTCGTGGGGCACTCAGTGTCGCAGTTGGTTCGGGACTTACATATAACAGCAGCACCGGGGTTTTTGGCACCAGTGCCATCCCCAACTCCCAGCTGGCCAATAGTTCAGTTACGATTGGATCCACTTCTGTTTCTCTTGGAGGCACAGCAACCACCGTTGCAGGCCTTACGAGTCTCAGTTCTACAACACTGATTGCTGGAGGTGCTGCTGGAGCCGCAAACACCATCCAGTTGGATAGCACTGGCATTGTTTTTGAAGGCTCTGGAGTTGATGCTTTTGAAACAACTCTTACTGTTACCAACCCAACAGCTGATCGAACTATTACGTTTCCTGATGCCGCTGGTACCGTTGCTCTTCTGACTTCCCTCAGTGCTGCAAATACTGGCACTGGCTATGGTTCGCTTTCTTACAACAGTGCTACCGGAGCTTTTAGTTACGCTGTTGTTACAAATGCCAACATCAGAGGCGCATTAAGTGCCTCTACAACTGGTACGGGTTACGGATCTTTAACGTATAACAGTACCACCGGTAATTATGATTTTGCTGTTGTTACCGACGCCAATATTCGCGGCGCACTTAGTGTCGCAGTTGGTTCGGGATTAACTTACAACAGCACCACGGGTCAGTTCGGTACCAGCGCAATCCCCAACTCTCAATTAGCAAATAGCTCAATTACTGTTGGAAGCACTGCTATTGCACTTGGCAGCAGCTCGACGACACTCACTGGTTTGACATCGGTAACTTCCACTGGAATTACCACTAATGACAGCGGATTCCGGATTCGTAATACGACTGATATTACAAAGCAAATTGCTTTTAGTGCCTCAAGTATTACAGCTGCAACCACACGAACACTAACCGTACAGGATTTAGACGGAACAATTGCCTTAAGTGGTAATAAATTATCGTTTTTTGCGGCGACAACTTCAGCGGAATTGGCTGGGGTTATTAGCAATGAAACCGGTACCGGCTTGCTTGTTTTTGCAACGTCACCATCACTTACGACTCCATCTTTGGGTGTTGCTAGCGCGACATCAATTAATAAAGTTGCAATTACAGCACCAGCTACTAGTGCCACTTTAACCATTGCAGATGGTAAAACTCTTACTGTATCTAATACTTTAACTTTTTCAGGTACGGATGCATCGTCGGTTGCATTCGGAGCTGGTGGCACTGTTGCTTATTTAGGTGCTAACAATGCCTTTACCGGGGCAAATACATTTACAAATGCAACGGGACAAGTTTTTCGCCGGGCCGCAACACAGGATGGAATTGTTATCACTGGACGAGCGGGGGGTTCGGGTTCATTTTCCGCTTCAATTACCCCTGCAACACTAACCGCTAATCGAACCGTGACATTGCCGGATGAAACTGGCACTGTTGCTACACAAGACTTTGCCACTGCAATTGCAATTGCATTAGGATAAGATTATGGCAACTCAAGTACAATTCCGGCGTGGTACATCTGCTGAAACCGCAACTTTTATAGGTGCCGTAGGTGAAGTTACCGTTGATACTGTTAAGCAAACTTGTGTTGTCCACAATGCTAGTCAAGCAGGTGGTTATCCTCTCCTCCGGGAAGATGGCAGTAACTCTGCTTTTTCTCTGGGTTCTCTCAGTAGCTGTGCTTTAAAATTTGCCAATGATTTCAATACAGGGCTTATTAGTCCTGGTGCTGATCAAATTGCCTTGGTGACAGGTGGTGTTGTTAGACTTACAATAGATTCATCTGGTGCAGTCACCATTCCTGGCAACGTCGCTATTACTGGTAGTTTGACGCTGACAGGGAACTTTAATTCAACTGAAAACCTCGCACTTATTGTTGCTTTGAGCTGATATGGCCAATACCTTTAAGATTGACACCAAATCTAGCTTGGTTACAGACGCGGTCAGTCTTTCGACGACCAACGTATTAAGTGCAGGTGCATCTGCGACCCTCATTCTGCTGAGTGCCATGGTTTCAAACAAAACCGGAAGCAGTGCCAACGTTGATGTTTATTTAGTAACTAATACTGGTGATGATGTTTATTTGATCCGTAATGCTCCAGTTCCTGCCGGCTCTTCCCTTGAGATCATCAGCGGCAACAAGATCATCATGGAGTCCAGTGATGTACTGAGGGCTCGCGCCGATACAGCCACTGCTTTGGACATTGCCGTCAGCTACCTTGAGCAAACCTGATAGGAGGTCAAGATAATGCCATTAACACAGGTTGAAACAAGTGGCCTCAGTGGATCTGGTGCATCCAGTAACTCCACAACTGGTAACGTTTTTTCTCAGACAGGTCCGTTTAAAAATAAAATCATTAACGGCGCAATGGCGGTGGACCAGCGGAATGCTGGGGCCTCTCAAACCTTTACCGCAGGTGCTGCGCTTGCTTATGCTGTAGATCGTTGGTACGGGTACTGCACTGGCGCCAATGTTACAGGCCAAAGAGTAGCAGGCACCGGAGCAGATCAATATCGTTATCGATTTACTGGCGCCTCTAGCGTAACGGCAATTGGTTTTGCGCAACGAATTGAACAGTTAAACAGCTACGACCTTAATACAACCACAGCAACACTGAGCGTTGACCTCGCCAACTCTCTTCTTACGTCTGTCACTTGGACGGCTTTTTATGCCAACACCGCAGATACGTTTGGAACATTAGCCAGTCCTACGCGAACGCAGATTGCTACCGGAACGTTTACCGTTACTAGCACGGTCACTCGTTACAGTGCGAGCATCAGCATACCTGCTGCAGCCACTACTGGAATTGAAATTGTATTTACAGTAGGGGCGCAAACTTCTGGCACATGGACAATTGGGGATGTCCAATTAGAAGCAGGCTCCTCGGCAACCGCCTTTGAGCGCAGGAGCTACGGGCAGGAGCTTCAGCTCTGTCAGCGGTATGCCTATGTGATGCGTACTTACAGCGCGGGAGAGGCTTATTTCAGGTTCCCGACTGGTTATACAGCTGGTTCAAGCACAACCGTAACAAACATCCCCTACCCCGTCGAAATGAGATCAACACCGTCTCTTGCTGCAAACATAAATTGGCAGGAAATTATTAACAACTCACCAACGTCGCCTTCTGGAACTTCCGTTGCGCTTTCTAGTGATGCTGGAAATAGATCCTACGGACTTACCGTTTTCACTCCATCGAGTGGAGCATTTACTGGATTCGGCGCTTTATCGTGCGTAAGAGTTAATAACAGCACCACTTGGTCGCTTACGTTTTCCTCGGAGCTTTAATTATGTACCAGCTCATTTCACACAATGACCAACTGCAGTCATTGCTTAAACAAGGAACTGATGGCAGCACGATCTCCATCCCCTTCGACCCCGCCAACACCGACTACCAGGCCTACCTGGAGTGGCTGGAAGCCGGCAACACCCCCGAGCCTGCACCCGTAGCCCCCGTCACCTGGGATTCAATCCGCGAAAAACGTGATCAAATCATCCGTGACACAGACTGGACCATGACTCCGGATGCTTCAGTCGATCAAGCACAGTGGGCTGCGTACCGTCAGATTCTGCGTGATCTTCCTCAAACCTTTGCTAAAGCTGGTCCAGAATCTGTGGTCTGGCCAAAACAACCATTTACTGACGGTCCAAACAGCACTCCAGTAGAATAAACATAATTGAGTTAATAAAGAGACGCTGTGGCCTATCTTGGTAATGACCTAAAGGTTGCTTATCCCACTTATGTCAACATTGACGACATCAGTGGGTCCTTCAATGGTTCTACCACATCCTTCGCTCTCCTTGTTAGTGGTGCAGCTCCTGTACCGCTACCGTTAAACTCGCAACAGTGTCTTATTTCCGTTGCAGGTGTTCTTCAACGACCTGACGATACCGGTGCTGAAGGTTTTCGTCTTAGTGGCGGCAATATTGTTTTTAGTTCGGCTCCAGCAACTGGTGCTGATTTTTTTGGTGTAATTCTTGCTGGCGCTGATTACGTCAATGCAGGTGCTACATATCCAGATGGTAGTGCTGCAGTTCCCAGCATTACTTTTGACCAGGATACGGACACTGGATTCTATCGCAGCGGATCTGGTGTTGTTTCGTTCTCAAGTAATTCGGTTCAGGCTGCAATATTAGCAACTACTTCTTTAACGGCGCCGAGTTTTATTCCCACCAGCAGTACTGTCCCCACTAACGGGGTTTATCTTCCTTCGGCAAATAATGTAGCTATCTCAACTAATAGCCAGGGGCGGTTGTTTGTTAATAGTTCAGGCAACGTAGGGATTGGCACTACTAGCCCAGGGGCATCGCTAGACGTAAATGGCAAACTGCGACTAAGTTCAACTGAGGACAGTCAACTGGAATGGGTCACAGGCGCGCAGACATGGCGCAGCAATGTCGTGAGTGGAGGGAAGTGGTATCTCTACGATGTCACTAACGCTAAGTTCCCGCTTGATGTTTCTGCAAATTCTACGTGCAAGCTCGACATAAACACGTCGCACGTTGCGTTTACGACCAACGCCT